CTAGTGCATGTTTTCCTGTTGCATACTTTGGCATTAGATATTTGGATAGTAAGCTTTAGGTGTTATATAAGTACTAGCTGCTGATCCATCCTCTTGTAAAGCTCTTGCTAATTCATCTTCGTATAATAATTTAAATGGCTGTGTTTTATCCATTCTATATTTTTGTGACAAGTAATAAGCTAGTCCTGCCACCATAGGTGGAATAAAACGATTCGGTACATCCGTTGCATTCGAGTAAGTTCCTGCGTCTTGAATTCTTTTAACAAAAAAGATGTGTAAATTTTTTGCTGCATTACTTGCATCAGGGGTTGGATAGATAGTCATCGTAACTCTATCTATAAAACGTTGAACCCAAAAATTACTAGGGGTGCCTTCTGCTTCTTTATTTGCATAACCAGAATAAGTAGAACGATCTACTTTGCCTAGAGCTGCATCAGATTGAGTATTGGCCGCCATATTAGTTCGTAAAGAACATTGTTCTATATCCGAGAAACCTGGAACATAATTAGTAACAGTTGCTCCATCAGAATGTGTAGCGGCTGTTGTTGAATGAGCTCCACGTGTTACCCCCGTTAATTCACTACCACTAAAACCTACATAAGTTATATCTTCAGTACCAATTCTAACCGTTCCTTGATTATTCATTCCTGTAATAGAATCAAGAGTAATTCCACTCGTAGCACTGGTACTACTAATAGCTCCATCTAAAGTGGTATTAAGTCCATTAGATTTTTGTAAAGCTGCAGCCCCCGTAGTGGGCATATCCGAAGGATATCTATAAAAATTAAATTCTCTTTCTCCTTGGGTTAAAGTAAGATTTAAAGTTCCTACTTCCCAATAATGCAATCCTCGATTTCCCCATTCTTGAAAAAGAATGTTGAGAGATCGTCTTGCCGCTCTTAATTGATAACCTGAAACATTAGGAAAACCTACGCGTTCAAAAGCCTCTTCAACAATGTCAGCGATAGTAAATGTTTTCCCAAACGTGTAACTGTCTGAAGTCGTGTTAGGCATAATTTACCCCTAACCGTCGTACTGTACTGATAGTCCGACTATTGCTGTTCCATCGTAAGCGAAATAAGCTCCATCTTCAAACAGAATTCCGTTATCTGGAAGAAAAGGTTCTATTGCTTCTCCATTATCCACATTTAATACGAACCTGTTAACACCAGTAGTTGCAGAAGAGTTTTTAAAAAAAAGAACTCCTGCTCCAGCTCCTGCGACTCCACTCATTCCTCTTATTCGAGTTCTACCAGCAAATACAGTTCCTGTAGTTGCTCCGCTCACCACTCCAGCTTCTATTTGAGTAGTAATTGCTCCACTAGCTTTAATGCTAGTAATTTCTGTCCACGTTCCTGTTACATTCTCTGTAGTAGCATTTGGGCCAGTGAAACTAGATACAGTTTGAGCATCTCCACTAGCATCTTTTCCTACAATATCAAAAGTGATTCCTGAATTATCTGCACTAGAAGTCAAAGTGACTGTCTGAGCATTTACCCACGGACCACTATTTAGTAAAACTAAAGTTGTCGCAGTTCCTGATGCGGAAACCCCATCTGTATCTGTTCCATATAAAACTTGCTTACTTTTTACATTTGATACATTTGCCATATTTTTATCTCCTTAATCGTGAGCTCCCGAAGGAGCTCACATTATTTATCTATTAACTATCAGCGAATGGTGTTTCGATAGTTCCTGATCCTATTAAACTACCTCTAACAAAATAAGCCGCGCTAGATATTGCAGTAAATTCTACCCAACTACCAACTATTCCACCTTTAGTTGTTCCGTTTTGAGTAAATACATCATTAGTTCCTGAAGAAGAAAGGAATGTTTCTCCAGTTTCTTCACTATCAATACCAGTATAAATAGCTCCGAAAAATCTATCGGTTCCATCTGTTTTGATATCCATATCTGTTGCTAAAGTTTGTACCCAAAATGTATAAGTACATCCAATATTACTTGCTACGTTGTAATCGTTTGCTCCAGCTACCTCTGATGAACTTCCCGACGTAATTGACGGTAAAGTAAAGACACCATCTGCTTTATTGCAAGTTAAAATTCTACCTGCATGAGCTGCAACTGTTAAAGTTGCATCTGCTGTTAAGCTAACGACTGCTTTAGGTCCGAAACTAATAAAACCATTTAATGATCTTACTGGTCCCGAAAACGTTGTATTTGCCATAATTATAATCCTCCTAGTTTGTAGATCTAGTCTCTAGGCCGTCGACTATACGCGTCTAGATCTAATTAATAATTGTATAGTACTTCATCTATACCCCAAATTTAAATTTGGCGCAAGGTATCTTGTAGTAAAAAGTTGATTTTTTGATAACGCTTAAGTGGCTATCGAAACTTCGGCCTTGGCGCCGTCTATTTTAGTTTGAAGCGTTTGTTCTTCAAACTCTTTGGCAATGATTTCCTTAACAATTTCCTGAATTTTTTTATCTATATAGGACATATTAATATTATACTTGCCCTCCTTCAGGTGTTCCTGTTGCCACTCGAGTTCCAAGGACCTTTTCATAGTGTATAGGTCTTCGGTCATTTATAACCTCCTCATAGGTTATTCTTTTTTGATCATGGTATGCATTACCAAGATTTTCCCATTTTACACTTTTTTCTCCTAGTTTGTCAAGGATTGATTGTTCAATGGAAACAGCAGAATCTTCAGCTAAAACTTCAAATTTAGCATGATGATTGTATGCCCAGATATTTATGAGGAATTTTTTCATATTTCTATCTTTATAAACAAAATGAGGCGGTTTTAAGGCCGCCTCATTTCTAATGTTTTATTACGCTCCTGGTGAGCCGTAAATACCTCTAGGGTCAGAACATCCGAAGACGTATCTTTCTCTAGCTTTGTATCTAACGTTTCCAGTATCGAAATCTCCTTCCATTGCAGTTGTCAATGGAGCACGGTTGAACATTTTCATGCCATTTGGCACGTCTGTAATAATATACCATGCGTCCGTATCAGTTAAGAAATTATTCACTCTGTATCCTTGAGGAATCATTCCCATAGATTTAGTTGCATTGATATCATTATCAGCTGTTCCCACTCTGCCTTGAGATTTAAATAATCTTTCAGCAGTAAATTGAGTGTTAGAAGGAATGATCATTTTCACTCCTCTAGCAGCAATTTTAAGACCTCGTTCGTCAGTCATTGCAGCAATGTCTATTAAAGCTTGCTCCATTGACGTTTCATTAAGATCTGCCGCAGTTGCTAAAGTATTACTAAATACTCCTGCAATCGTCGGGTGCTCAGTACTAAATAAAGTTACAGCGTCTCCAGTCTTAAAGGTACCTGATGGTAAACCATTAATTAATGGATTGACTGCTTTTACTTCTTTAGCATTGCTCATAGATCTTGCTAAAGCTTTTGTATAACGAGAAGCAATTCTATCGTAGAGGTTATCTTCGATAGCTTCTTCTGTTATCGCAAATGCTAGAGCGATGGTCTCATTGGTGTAACGTGCTGTAAAAGTTTCTTGAGCTTCGTCATATGATATGCCTTGCCCTTCCGCTTTTACATCGGCGTTCGCAAATCCTGATAACATAACTTCTTCTTCAAAAGCTCTGTCAGAGGATTCTTGTACGTATATTTCAGCATGTTGATTTTCATACCGCTTGTATTCCAGCCCGAATAGTGCATTCAGGCCTGGCTCTAGTTCTTTAACTAGCTGTGCTCGTGATATTGCCATAGTCTATATGCTCCTATTATAACTTACGCAAGAACTCATTAAGATTTGATTGGACAATTATAGAGCAGTAAGCTGCTGTAATGTCATTATTGCTAGGATCTTCTGCGAGCCTAACAACTCTCCATGAGTAATTTGTTGCGTGAGTTTGTCCGTCGATATCTAAAGTGTTTGTAGATTGTTCGGTAGTATTATTACCTGACACCGCATTCATATTGTATGTTTCCATAAATCCTGCTTGTGTAATTGCAGAATCTGTACCAATTTCAAACAATTGAAAGGGGTTATCTAAAACAAACGCAGTAGTATCTTCAGAGTTTGCTGGAGTAATTGTTGCGATATAGCCATTCGACCATGTCGGCTTTAAAGTTGTAGCCGCATTGTAAAATATGCCATTCAACACACCACAATTGCCTGTAACTCCAGTCGTTACAACAGTTCCTTCCGTCATGTATCCAGCAGCTGAGACAACAGGTGCACCGTGATAAATATTCGCGGCACTGTATCCTGCATCAATCTTAAAAGCTCCTTGACCTTGTGTGGAAGGAGTACTGCCTAATGTTCCAACGGGAATTAAGCCAAAGCCTTGTGTATTACTATTTGCCATGTGTTACTCCTATGTTTACAGTTTTACCTGTAAACGGTTAATTAAATCGATGATAGGGAATTGGTTGTTATCCCGAGAAAACTAGGTTTTCTTTGTACCACCGAAGGTTACACGAGACTGCCTGTCAA